ATTACTATATAATCCTGCTGAAAAATTATCTTGTCCAGGTGTAATACTTTGATTCATTAAATTTGATTTACTTAAATTAACAAATCCAACATTAGTTCCATTGGAACCAACAGCAGTGCATTTTACTTCTGCATAAAATTTTCCTGAAACTGCACCTAATGTTGATAATGCATTTTGACCTGTAGAAGAAGTATTTCCTTGTGTATTATTTCCATTAGAAAAAGTTATAGAACCTGATTGTAAAGGATTTAATGTAGCAAAAACATTGCTTGGACAATCTTCTGTTTTTGTAAGTGTACCATTAACTGTAAAGTTATTACCCTCACCAGATTGGTCTGTAACTGAATTACCATCTTTTAAAATTAAATATCCATTATCTCCCCAAGCTGAACTTGGAGTAATTGTAGTTTTAATTTTCCATTCTCCAGTTGTTGCATCTGTTTCTCCAAATACTGTTGGTAATTCTTGTGTACCATCAATAAATGCTACATAAGACATTAAACCATCCCATTTAGCTGTATTACCATCTCCATAAGCACCTATTGTTCTAACTATTCCACCATATAAATAATGTGGAACTACATTTTGACTTGGTACTGTTGATGTTGAAAAAGAAGTTTCTTGTACTCCATTGACATAAATTTTTACTCTATTACTTGCTGTACTTTGTGTTGTATCTGTTGCAATTACAATATTATACCAAGCATTAGTATCTCTAAATAATCTATTTGTATCATATCTTAAATCAATATTACCACCAGACCTTGCTTGAAATTCAAAAGCACCATCAGTATTAAATTTACATATTGACCTATTGTTACCATTTTCATAGGTACTAAATAAATACTTTTCGGCACTAGTTGATAATCCAGAAAATTTAATCCAAAAACTAAAAGTTCCTATTCTTGAATTTCCTGGTGGG